CTTACATTAGCTGAATCGGTTTTTAATGTAAAATCTGAAAACTTTTTATTTGCCATTTTCTTTTATTTTATTTTTTTATTCTGTTACTATATATGTTAGGGTAGCGCTTTCTGTTATTAAGAAATCACCATTCTCAGCTAATATCTCAAAAAGAGGAGTAGGTGTACAATCTACTAGAGCTTTATATATTTCACCCCAGCCTATTGTATTATCACAAACGCCATCACCCCACCAAGTTGATTCATATATTTTTCCCCAAGACATTACTTACTTGTTTTATATTCTACAGATACATTACCTGTATTTGTTTGTACCCAGTTCATATTTAAAAACTTTTTAAGTTTAACTATATTTTTATTTTTTGGTTTGTATATCACAGCACCCAGCCATTAAATAATCCGTTTGAATCTGGATATACATCGCCTCCTATGTTTTGACTATATTCAGGAAATAAATTACTATTAGCCCCCATATAATCTAAAAATCTGTTTGTATAATACTCAGCAGTATTTCTAGCCTTTTGAACTAGAAAATCCACCTCTGTTTTACTTACTGTTTCTGCATTCTCAGAAGTATGTTTAAACATTCCTCCGTTTTTTATTTGATATGCAGCATACGGAATATACTCAGCTTGTGCATACCAGATTAACATTGGCTGTACATATTCGTTTACTAATGTTAAATAGTTTCCTGCTAAACCAGAGCCAGAAATATCAGCACCTATTTTATCATATAACTTAGTTCCTAGGTAATTTTGTATTTCAATCTCTTGCGCTACTTTTACGAATTGAATGAATTTATCTGTATCTACATTCCCATCTATGATAGAGTTTTTTACTAAGTCCGTTCTTGTTATAAATAATACTGTAGCCATAATTACCTCTTTAAATTATCATAAGTGAATCCCATTTTCTTCCAATAAGCTGCAGTATATCCCTCATAAGTCATATTTCTAGGAGCTATAGAAACCTTTTTGTTATTTTTTTTAGGTTTAAAACCTTCCCCTATAGCTTTATTAGTTGAAACACTTTTACCTAAACTTTTGTTACCATCTTTTCTTAAATATATCTTTCTAGTGAAGCGATGAAAACATCGGGGGCCGCCTTTGTACAGCCAGATTGAATAGGTTGCTGCGCCACCTTTTCCAAAACCAGGATTTACTGCTTTATTACTCATTGCAATAATATCTTCTTTACGATAAACTTTATTAGCTCTCATCATTTTTTTGCAAAATTCTCTTGATGAATCTGCTTTTCCTGGTGCTTTAGTGTACATATATCTAACTAAATATGTATATCCTAGTGCTTTTGCAGATTTTGTTTTACCGTCTTGCTCACTTTCTTTATATGGAGTTGCTTTACCTACTCTAGCTAATTTTACTTCGTTGTTTAGTTGTTCGATTTTTTCGTTCAATTCATCATCTAAATCATAATCCACCTCGTGTTCATCAATTAAGTCATATTCTTTTAATATGTCTTCTTCGTTTTCTCCTAAGTTTATAAAGTTGTCAAGCTCTGTTGCCTCTTTATGATTTTTGCAAGGCATAAACCAAGTCATTCCATTTTCTTCGTGTTCGTGGTAACCATCACAATCTAACTCTTTAGCTTTTTCAATAGCTTCTTCTTTAGTAGAATAAACTTCTTGCCCATCTATCTTTTTTAACTTAACACCTGTTTCTTCTTCTCTTGTTTCTGCATCCATAACATTAGTTAAGTCTGTAAATTCAAGCGGCTGAAGCGTTTTAAAGTATAAATGAAGCGAGATATCATTATAAGCAAGGATTTTATCAAAAGCATTAATTAAAAGCGTCTGAAAGGGACGTATTACCATATTATCCATTAAGATACTTGCTGTCTTTAGTTCGTCTGCATTACTTCCAAAACCTGTATTATCTTTTACACCTAATAACATTGGAGAAACAACTCTATGAGCAACCATAATCTTTTTAGAACTTTCATCACTTAAGAATTGATATTGATTATGAGCATCACTTAATTGAATAGGATCAATAGTAGCGGCTGTGCTTGCATCATCATTAAAAGCTAAAATAAACTTCCCAGCATTAGAACTACCTGAAAATTTCTGGTATATTCTTTGTTCTATTAACTCTCTTTCCTCTGGTGATGGAGTTCCGTTATTCATATTAATTAACATACTAGGAGCAAGTCCGTTAAGAATGTTGTTTAGATGATAATTAGATATTTCTTGCTCCAACTCGGCATACTGAGTTCCTCCCTCATAATCTGGTGGACTATAATATTTATAACCTGATCTATAAGGCTTAACATATAGTATTTCTAGTCCTTCGTTAGACATTCCAAATGCAGGAATACGTCTTAGCTTCTTGCTGCGTTTGTATTTACTCCAATCATTAAAATAAAAATATGCAGGTATCTCTCCTTTGTCATTACATTTTTCAGCTCTTAGTGTTTCTACAGGTATATGCTCAAGCTCTACAATCCTTGTTCTGTCTTTAGAATAAATAACTTGTATTGCACATTGTCCCATTAATTTTAAGTCAGAACAGAGCCTTCTTACTACCTCATCTTTAAATAAAGAAATCATCATAGCATATTGCTCTGGCCGTCTATGTGAATCTGTAGCATCTAAGCCTTTACCATAAATCATCTCTGAAATACCATTAATAATAGCCATATTAGTTGGTGAGCCATTATATCTGTCTATTAGGTATTGGAAATAGTTATTGTCAGAGCCGAACTCTATCCAGTCAGTACCAGCCTTTTCTTTTACTTGTGGAGAAGTATAAGTGCTTAAATTAATAATACTTAATTCTGTGTTATTTTTCATATTATAATATAATCATTATCGTAAGCATCTGTACCAGTTGGAACTGTATAAGCTCCTTGATTAATTGAGTAATAATCATTGTTTGTTTGATTAATAGTTTGATCAGTACAGAAAATCTTGTCTTTATAGATAACACTTGCGCCCTGTTTTACTGTTAAGTCATAAAATCTACCTTCTACTAATACTGGACTTAATGCTTTAGATATTACCAAGTAGTTTTTGTCTGTTGTTGTACTAATAGATGAGTAAGTTGTTGAGGTATTTGTTGAATCGTCTCTTACAACCATACTTATAGTTCCTGCATAACTTCTTGGAATTATTTTCATAACCTGTGCTGAGGCACTTGTTGTTAAGTGTATCATATTTATATAACGTATAAACTTTAGATTTTGTGTAAGAAAAAAGGGTAACACTCCTGCTACCCCTTATAAAGAAAATTACTCATTATAAATATACAAAAAATATTTAAATAAAAAAAGGTAGTAATTAAACTACCTCTTTCTACTAAACAAAATTACTAAATTATGAAAACTTATAAAGTTTAAATAAAGATATAAAAAAAAGGGATACGATTTACATACCCCTTAATTTATTTTGATACAAAGTAAACCCTATTAGTTAGGAGTTATTTTAGAACCTTGAGAAGCACCTGTTACAACTGTTGAAACTGTAAAGTCTGGCGCAGCTATTTCTGTAGCTACAAACGTCAATGAGTAACCATTTAAGTCGCCCATTGCTGCTCCATTAGAGAATGTTCCTGAAGTTAGTTCACAACCATTAACCTTACCCATTAAATAGTAAGAACTACCTGCCTCACCACTATAAGCCTCCACCCAAATATGTGGACGTGCAATAGCTAGAAGTCTTATCTCTTCTTGAGTGTGTCTGTCTTGGAATGTAAAGTTTAGAGTTAAAGTACTTTCATAAAATGTAGTACCATTTTCTCTAGAACTTGTTACAGTGGTTTCCATCGTAGAGTTGCCTTTGAGATCAAACTGATATAAAGTAGGGCTACCCGCAATAGATGCTATTTCAAAATCTGTAATAGTAATTGCACCTAAAGTACCGAAATCTGCAAAGTAAACTGACTTCAAGCCACCTACTCCTGATTTACAAGGTATATTTCTACCTTTTGTTAATAAACAAGCCATATTATATAGTTATTATAAAAAGGGTAGGGTTAACTACCCCTTTTAGATTAGTTATTAAGAATAGTAAACAATATCTGCTCCTATTCCGATTTGACAACCTGCAGTATATCTCATAATTACTCTTACGTTTTGACTTCCGTCTTTGTCTGCCATATCAATAAATCTTACTTCATTAATGTCTGAAGTTAAACCAGTTCCAAAGAATAGGTTAGATTTATAAGTAAGAATCATTTTGTTGTTACCCATTCCGTTACAAACAAATACTGGGATACCTTCAAAAGTTAATTGCGCTCCGTTAGAATACCAAGAAGTACCTTGATTGTTGATACCCGCAGCACCTAAGCCTGAAGTTCCGAAACCACCTAAAGCTCTAATATAAGCTCTAGCTACATTTGTTGATACATAAAGAGTTAAGTCTGATTTCTGTAATGTTGCTTTATTAGCAGCATCTACTACAGCACCCATTTGTGCAATTACATTTGCAGAATCAACAGCTACTGCTGTAACATCTACTACGTCTGAGTCTGCATAAGCAAGAGCTTGAAAACCATCAAAGTCATCAGCACCTGCAGCACCAGCCCAGATTGAAGTTTCTAAAGCATCTGCTACTTGAGCAGCAACTCTTGAAATTACATACTCCTCGAAAGAAGCAGGAATATCAGCATAAGCTGAAAAGCCCATCTCAATCGCTTGCCATTCGTCTCTTAATTCTTTTTTACAAAGTTGAGCGTTAGCTTGTAATTCTTTTGTTGTTAATACTTTTTCTGTTAGAGTAAGTGAAGTTGTTGTTGCATCAAAATCACACGATGCACCTTTTACTACATTTGCCCAAGCACCTACCTGTAATACAGATTTGTACTTTACATTAGGCATAATTGTTACCGCACCAGCATCTAAAGTTGATGCACTAAGCAACGCTGCCCCTAAGATTTTACCACTAAACTCACCAGCGTAAGTTCCAGCAGTATAAGTTGGATTTGCCATTTTTAATTATTTTTAATTATTATACATTTTACTTAATACACGATCTAAAGAAGTTTGCTTTCTATTTTGTGCATACTTTAGATTGATCTTTTTGTCTTCCACTTCTGGATTGTGAGAAATAGGCTCTGCAGCTGGAGTTTCTGATAACTCTTGCTTTACCTGCTCCTCAACTTTTTCAAAATCTTCTTTTTCTCCCATTTTAGATTTTAAATCTGCAATAGCATCTTCAAGATTTTTAATTCTTTTTTCCATACCTTTCCAGTCATAAACTGCTGCTTCCTCATCCATTTCTTCTTTCTTTTCTTCTAGTTCATCTTCTTTTTGTGGTACGTCATCAGAAACAACTCTGTAATCTGCAATGATTCCTTCTTCTTCAACTACAAGAAGTTTACCATCCTCCATTACATATTCACCAACAGGCATTGCAACTTTCTCATCATCTGTAATGATAAAGATCTCGTCTCCTGCTTTAAATGATTCTGATTCTACTAGTGTTCCGTTTTCAAGTTTAGCTTGTGCTAACTCTACTTTTACTTCCTCTTGGATTTCTTCTCCTAAGAAAGTTTTGATATTTTTTAAGATTTCTGTTGCTTTCATATTACTATAACGATTATTAATTTATATTTGTATTTTTATATCCAATTGAAAACTTTAAAGTTGTCTACAAGTTTTCTTTCATCTAATAGTTTATCTTCAATTTTAATTAAAGCATCAAGTCCTTTGATAGCTGATGGATCTACCCCTAATGATTTTGCTGCTTTATAAGCATCTTGTGTAACTTTTGCTATTTTTGAATGAGCATCTGATATTTCATCTACAAATTTATCTGTCTTATTTACTAAATCAGTAGATGCTTTAGCTCTTTTTTTTATTTCTTTATCTAATTCTGTATTAAGTTTGTTATCTTCTTTTATCCCTGCCTTTGTTGCTGAAACTTGTTTCATTATGTTATCTGCTAATGCTCTCATTTTATTGACATCATCTGCTACAGATAACTCTACTTTTTCTGTAGATAATTCTGTTTTGCTAAACATTAATTTGTTTACTCTATTTTGTGTGTTCATTATGTTGTTTTTGTTATGTTACCGATTCCTTGATTTATCATATCACCTTTGCAGCATTCTACTGAGTATTCATCTCTATCTGCACAAAGACATCCTCTGCGTGATCCTTTCGGGCTTGTTCTGCTAGGTGTTCTAAATTTTGTCATTTTGATTTTTTCTTAGTCTTTTTTGTTTTTTTGGTTTTTTTAGGGCATAAACCTTTTTGGCAATATCCTAAACAAACTTTATTAAAAGTTATCCATTGTATAAATAAACATATTTTTTTCATCTTCCTTGTCCTCTATATTTTTTATTATATCCTTTTTGTCCTACACTCGCATTTTTACTATGAGGGTGTGATTTACGTTTTGGCTTTATATACGTTCTAACTATCTTTCTTGCCATCTAGCTCCTTCATCTTGCTTTCACTCCATCTCAACGCAGCCTTACCACCCCAAAGTAAATAAGATATAGTACCACAAGCCTCTTTGTCTGATTCATTGTAATATTCATCAGCTCTACTTAAATAAGAATACATTCTTTTTATTGTTTCCTTAGAAACTGGTTTACCTTGTGATAGTTGTTTAGCTCGTATCTTGCCAACTTGAGTAGCACACTTATTATTGTTCTTCTCGTTTAATTCTATACCTTTTTTAGCATTGTTCTTTACTGCTTCAGGATAATCACTATATGATTCATATTCTCTTCTCTCACCCTCTTTTAATCTACCATCTTGTTTTACTATTGATCTTATAGTTGATAGCATTTGTTCTGCTTCTTCTTCGTCAAAGTCATTTATTGGCTCTTGTGGACGTTCTGCTTTATCAGCAAAATATCCTTCAATAGAAAACCCTTTAACTTTTCCTGTTTTTACATATTCATCCCAAACCTCGTCAGAGTTTACCTTAA